CGAATGAAAGATGCAGAACAAATCCTAGAAGTAGGGCATTTAAGATAGGACAGAAGAAAAGTGGTGCATTATTAGCTAATCAATATAAACAGTCTACAGATGGATTATATCCAATATCAGATAGTACAGTTTTAGTAGGTGATGCAGATAAGTATGCTCATTATAATTATAATGCTACTAAAAGAGTGTATCATCAAAATGGTAAAGCACCTACATTATTAACTATGCAAGGTGGCAACAGAGAACCAAAGATAGCAACCTATGATCCCAAAGGTGGTAGAATTGTTAATCGTAGGTTAAATGCAAATGGTGTCCGAAAAGATAACCAATTAGATTTACCTTTTACAACACAATTAGAAGTTAGAGGAGATAGCAAAACTAATTGTTTAACAACCGTTGAAAAAGATAATGTTGTCGTAGGTGATGATGGTTTGAGGTGGAGAAAACTACTACCTACAGAAGCAGAAGCCCTACAGAGTTTGCCTAGAGATTATACATCATGGGGTTCATATAAGATAGGTGATAATTGGATTCATAGAAAACCTGTAGCTAAATCTAATCGTTTTAAAGCAGTAGGCAACGGTTGGACAGTATCAGTTATCAACGAGATATTTAAAGGTATTCAAGGAGATTTACGAGATGTGCTATCTTTATTTGATGGTATTTCTTGTGGACAACAAGCACTAAAAACAACAGACAGGAGATAAAAAAAATGAGTACATATAAAAATCATATATTTTGGATACATGATTTACATAAAGATGAAACATTTCAAATTGTTAGTAAAAGTAAGTTTATGATGTGGTTAAACAACCATGCAGATTGCGACAGATACTTATTTTTTTCAACATACACTAAACTAAAAAATTATTTAAACGATTAAACTAGGAGAAAAAATATGAGAGATACAAATAATAAATTTAAAGTTAAATTAGATAAAATTAACTATGAAGATAAAAAGTTATTATTGAGAATACATAATAATTTACGAGAGTTAAACGATACCATTTTAGAATGTGATGATTTATGGCTATCACAAGTTAGAACATTGAGAACAGACATCTACGATATACAAAAATTAATAGATGCAGTTCCACCAAAAGACACAAACGGTAAAGAGATGCACTATGCTACAAACTTTGTTTTAAGAGAAGATGGGATAGATAACTAATGGATATTATTATAGGCATAATAACTTTTGTTATCATTATAGCTTTAGAATCTTATAATATACTATGATGTTAGCAACAATAAATAGGGTGGTAGCTTTAATTAGCTATCACCTAAAATCCTGGAAAAATGTGGTTCTGCTGCATTTTTTAAAATTTTATTTACGGTCAGTAGTGGGGGGGAAAACGGTTTATGAATAAGCTACCAAGATATGTACAAAAACAAAAATTTAGTAATGGTTCTATATTTTATAGATTTAATCCACCACAAAAATATGTAGATGGTGGGGTGGTAAAGAGAGTTAATTTAGGCAACAGTTTGTCAGAAGCAAGGCAACAAGCAAGTAAATTTAATGCTCTCATAGATAAATTTTCACATGAAAGCAAGAAAGTTATATCTATATCTACCTTACCTACTTTTTTTGGTTTGGTGCATGAATATAAAAAATCTAATGATTTCAATAATTTAAGTGATAAATCTAGAAAAGATTATATATATTTTTTAGACAAAGCTATGGAAACCACTTATCAATCTAAAAATTTATCTGATATAAAATTAAAAAATATCAGTGGGGGAATGGCAAGACAATTATACGAAGTGTGGCTCAATCGTGGCATTTCTATGGCTAATCACATCTGTGCAGTTATAAGAAAAGTATATTCTTTTGGTATTGAGATGGGATATGTTGAAGTAAATCCATTTAAATCTTTCAAACTAAAAGCTACACAAAAGAGAAATACTGTTTGGTCAAGGGAAGAGATGTTGGTTTTTTTGAATAAGTGCTATTCTAAATTTGAATATCGTAACATAGGTTTAATAGCACAGATGGCATATGAATGGTGTCAACGTATAGGTGATATGAGAACTTTAGAGTTTGACAATATAGATTTTAATAAAGGTGTGTTAAAATTGCAACAGTCTAAACGTAGAGCAGTAGTAACTTTACCTATTAGTGATGATCTACTTGATATGCTAAAAAACCAAAAACAAGACTTTGGATTTCAAAAATATGTAGCACCTAATCCTAAACCTAAAGGTGGGGTGTACAAGCCATACACAGTACATACTGTATCTATATTAGCTAAAAACATAATGAAATCAATAGGTTTACCTGATAACTTATGGCTAATGGATTTTAGACGTACAGGAACTACAGAGATGGTAGAAGCAGGTGTATCTATGGGTCAGATCATGTCTGTTACAGGTCATGTAAATCCTAATAGTGTCAAACCATACATGAAGCATACATATACAAGTGCAGACAATGCGTTGACAAAAAGAAAAAAATATGTTAATAATAATATATTATGAATATATATAATTACATAAATGATTTAGATATTACATTAGGTGAAACAAAACGCATGAATTGTCCTATATGTAATGGGTATAACACATTTACTGTTACTAACAATATGGGTAACAGAGTATGGAACTGTTATAAAGTTAGTTGTAATGCAAAAGGTAATGCTAAATATCATCTAACTGTAGATGAAATACGTAACTATAAAAAAGATAAATCAAGTAGTGAAGAGTTTGTGTTACCTGAATATGTTACTAAATCAAGTAGTAAATATGTCAAAGATTGGTTTATATCTAGGGGTATAAATCCTGATAATGTAAACTATATGTATGATGTAAAAGAAAACAGGGTGGTGTTTCCTATTGTACATGGTAATAAAATAATAGATGCTACAGGAAGATCACTTGGTAAGAAGTTACCTAAATGGAAAAGATATGGTAGTAATGGATTACCTTTTGTGTCAGGGTTTGGTAATGTAGCAGTAGTAGTAGAAGATTGTTTAAGTGCAATAGTTGTGGGTGGACAAACATACATGGGTGTTGCAATACTAGGAACATCTTTATCTGATGAACACAAAAGATACCTATCCAAGTTCCCTACTGCGATTATAGCATTAGACCCTGATGCCCTACCAAAGACTATGCAGTATGCAAAAGAATTAAGAGGTTATGTCAAGAATGTAAAAATATTAAAGTTGACAGACGATTTAAAATACTGTAGAGAAGAAGACTTAATAAATTTAAAGAAACTAACACCAAATGGAGAAACAAATTGGAACTATCAATAATTAGAAGTTTATTAAACAAACAGTTTTATGATGACCATCGTGGAGCAAAATGCCCTGATAGGTTGTTTAGTAAAGATGTTCGTAAAATAAAACAATCAGTAGATGTAGCTATGCAGAAATATAACAGATCGGTTACACCTGATGAAATACAAGCGTTGTTTTTATCTAGTAATCCATCAATGACTACTGCACAAAAGAACGCATATGGTGATCTGTTTAGACAAATTAAAAATGAAAAACCAATGGGAGAAGACATTGCACAAGAGGTACTATCTAAATTATTTCAGCAAGTTGTTGGCGAAGATATTGCTAACCTCGGTTTTGACTATGTTAATGGTAATATTTCCACTCTTGAACCCCTTAGAGAACTTCTTAGTATGTATGGGGATAATTTTATCCCTAATATAAAAGTTGATTGGGATCAAATAGATGTAGAAACATTACTTGCAAAGAATGACATGGAAGCGAGGTGGACATTTAATATACCATCACTAACAAGAAAAGTAGAGGGTGTAAATGCAGGACACTTAATAGAAGTTGGAGCAAGACCCAACACAGGTAAGACATCTTTCCATGCAAGTATTGTTGCAGGGGTTGGTGGTTTTGCCAGGCAAGGTGCAAAATGTATGGTGCTTTGTAATGAAGAAGGTAGTCACAGAGTAGGCATGAGATACCTAACTGCAGCTACAGGAATGAACAAGTGGCAAATAAAAGATAATCCAAAAAAAGCAGCAGAGTTATTTGCTCCTGTAAAACAGATGTTGAATATATTTGATGCTACAGGAAAAGATATGTCTTGGGTAGAAAGTGTTTGTAAAGGACATAAACCTGATATTGTAATATTAGACATGGGTGATAAGTTTGCTAAAACTGCAGGGTTTGCTAGGTTAGATGAAGCATTAAAAACAAATGCCATACATGCAAGACAGATAGCTAAACTACATAACTGTGCTATCTTTTATATGTCTCAACTGTCTGCAGAAGCAGAGAATAAGGTTGTTTTAAATCAAGCTATGATGGAAGGGTCTAGAACAGGAAAAGCAGCAGAAGCAGATTTAATGATATTAATAGCTAAAAATCCACCTGTAGAAGGACAAGAGGAAGAAGACAATATGAGACATTTAAATATAGTAAAAAATAAATTAACAGGTTGGCATGGAATTGTACATGGCACATTTGATTATAATACTGCGAGGTACGAAGCATGAAAATAATATTAGATGTAGAAAATACAACGACAACTAGAAATGGTAAGATGCACCTAGACCCATTTGAACCTGATAACAAGTTAGTTATGATAGGTATACTAAAAGAAGATGGTCAAGAGCAGTTATATAATATTGATAAAGGATCACCCTATCACCATCTTTTAATACAAAGAACTTTAGATAATACTACATTATTGATAGGTCACAATATTGTTTATGACTTGATGTGGTTATGGGAGTGTGGTTTTAAATATGATGGTTCTGTGTTTGATACTATGCTAGGTGAATACATTTTACAAAGAGGTGTAAAAGAACCACTGTCTTTAGAAATGTGTGCAGATAGATATAAGTTAGAACATAGGAAACAAGACACATTAAAAGAATACTTTAAGAAAGGTTTGAATGTAGATGAAATACCTAGAGATGAATTATCCTCTTACTTATCATCTGATTTAAAAGTAACTAAAGAATTATATGATAGTATAATATACAGACTTAATGAGAAAGATAGTGTAGGTTTGAAAGAAACAATAAAGTTTACAAATCAAATAGCTTTGACTTTAGCACAGATATACAGGAGAGGTTTTTCTGTTGATATGGCATCATTAAACAAAGTTAAAGAAGAGTTTTTAAAAGAAAAGAATGAGATAACACAAAGACTATCTTTGCATGTGAGGAAACTTATGGGAGATACACCTATAAATTTAAATAGTCCTGAACAAATGTCTTGGGTTATATTTAGTAGGAAACCAAAGAGTAAAGAGATGTGGTCAAATAGTTTTACACCTTACATGGATAAAGAAGATTTTAAATTAGCCATGAAACAGAACTCAGATATTATATTTAAAACTATTGCTAAAAAATGTTTTACTTGTAATGGATCAGGAAAGATTAGAAAAACTAAAAAAGATGGTAGTCCATTTGCAAAAGAATCAAAATGCATTGATTGTTCTACATTAGGTTATACTTTTAAAAATACAAACGAGATTGCAGGATTAAGATTTTATCCACCTAGTGCAAAATGGGTAAGTGCAAATGGTTTTAGTGTTAGTAAAAATAATTTAGATGTTATACAACACATAGCTAAACAGAATAACATGGAAGAAGCAGTAGAATTTTTAGGTGATTTAAAAAGACTATCTGCATTAGAAACATACCTTTCATCTTTTGTAGAAGGTATAGAGACACATGTTAAAAAAGATGGTCTATTGCATGTTAGACTATTACAACATAGAACTGCTACAGGTAGATTTAGTGGAGCAGACCCAAACATGCAGAATATGCCTAGAGGTGGTACGTTTCCTGTAAAGAAAGTATTCGTATCAAGATGGGAAGGTGGTAAGATTATGGAAGCAGACTTTGCACAACTAGAGTTTAGAACTGCTGCATTTTTATCACAAGACAGAGTAGCTATAAAGGAGATAGAAGATGGTTTTGACGTTCACTCGTATACTGCGAAAGTTATTACTGATGCAGGACAAAAGATTACAAGACAAGAAGGTAAAGCACACACATTCGCACCACTATTCGGTGCTACAGGGTTTGGGAGGACACCTGCTGAAGCAAAGTATTATGAACAGTTCACGAAAAAATACGAAGGGATTGCTACCTGGCATAGTAAGTTGGCTAAAGAAGCTATAACTACAGGTAAAATAAAAACACCTTCAGGTAGGGAGTTTTCTTTTCCTAATATAAAAAGATTGTCAAGTGGTAAGGTTACTAACTTTACTCAAATAAAAAATTATCCTGTACAAAGTTTTGCTACTGCAGATATTGTACCTTTAATTTTAATAGAAATAAATAAAAGACTTGACAAGCATATGTCATGTGTGGTAAATACAGTACATGACTCAATAGTAATAGATATTCATCCAAATGAAGTAGATGATGTTATTACTGTTATTAATGATGTAAATGATAATATGACAGAATTAGTAAATAAAAAGTTTAATATAAATTTAAATGTACCTCTTTTACTAGAAGCTAAATTAGGAGATAATTGGCTTGACATGAAAGAGGTAGTGTGATATAACTACGAACATTTTCAAAAAGGAGAAAAGTATATGAATAATGAATTAACAATTAAAAGTATAGACTCAACAGATTATTCTGTAATGTCAAAGGCAATGGGGTTGTCAAGTGAATCTAACGGTTCATCATCTTCAAGTATTAGATTGCCTATACTAAGAATACATAAAGATGCTTTGATGCAAGATAGTAAGATCAACGGTAAAAAAATTAAGGAAGAAATACTTCCTGAAGGTTCTTACGAATTAAAAATAATAGATGACAAAAATAGTTATTTTTCAAATAAAATTAGTATTAGAATTTTTATGCAAAGGTTTATGTATAAAAAGTTTTTTGGTGCTACTAAAAAATACGAAAAGACAGTTCTTTCTGATAATTTAAATATGGATTTGAAAGATACTATGGGTACGTTTAATTTAGGTAGACCTCTAGGTTTTAATAAAGATTGGGGTAGTTTACCTGAAAAAACAAAAGAGTTAATTAAATCTGTAAAAAGAACTCGTGTGATCTTTGGTAAAATTAAAATGCTTGATAAGGTTGTAGATAGTTCTTATAAAGATATAGTTGATTTTAAAGAAACACCTTTTATGTGGGAAGTAGATAATAATACTGCATTTAAAGTCATGGGTACTCCAATAAACACACTATCTAAAATGCAGTTAATACCTATTAATTATCCAATAGAGATGACTACTGTAAAACAAAATATACCTAGTGGTTACTTTTATTTACCTGCACCTAATTTAGATTTAAATAAAACTGTTGATATTACTGATGATGACCATACTTTATTTACACAATTTCAAGAGTGGGTTCAAAACACTAATAATTGGGTTTCTAGAGAATGGGAAAATAATATATCTGATGATATGTCACAAGATGATAAAGATATTGTAGACAACTTTATTGATATTGATACATCTGAAGGTACTAAATAATGCAACATAGAGGAGAGTTAGCTATACACGAATACCTTAGAAAAGTTTCTGAGGGTAGAAGTAGTATGTCTAAAAAAACTATTAAACAGATAGCAAAAGATGTAGAAGAATCTCTTACTCGTCAATTCTCCTCTAAAAAGAAAAAGAGTTTTGATATACGTATGTCTAACGTAGGAAGACCTTCATGTCAGTTATGGTTTGAAAAAAATCATCCTGAAAAAGCATTACCTAAACCAAATACTTTTATTATGAATATGTTAATAGGTGATATAGTTGAAGCTATATTTAAAGGTTTACTTACAGAAGCTAAAGTTGACTATAAAAATAGTGAGAAGGTTACGTTAGATATAGGTGATAACTCTGTGTCAGGAACATATGATTTGATTATAGATGGTGCAGTAGATGATATTAAATCTGCATCTGATTGGTCTTATAAATATAAGTTTGAATCTTTTGATAGTTTGGCAGAAGGTGATAGCTTTGGTTACATAGGACAACTTACAGGCTATGCTTTAGCAAGTGACTCAAAGATAGGTGGTTGGTGGGTTGTAAATAAAACAAATGGTAACTTTAAATATGTTCCTGCTACAAATGTAAATGTAGAAAAAGAATTATCTAAAATAAAAGATAATATAAAAAGAGTAGATAATAAAGAATTAGTGCGTTGCTTTAGTCCTGAACCTGAATACTTTAGAGGTAAACCTACAGGTAATAATATATTAAGTAAAAACTGCACTTTCTGTGATTTTAGACAGGCTTGTTGGGAAACATTAGAAACCTTACCTGCTAAAATGTCAAAAGCGAAAGAACCTAAAATGGTTCATTATGTTAATATAAAGAAGGAGAAAAATATATGAAAGATATAAAAATAGATGATATGGCAGAACTTATTAAGGAAAAAGAAAAAGAACTCTTTGAACTTAAAAAAGAATATCGTGATCGTAGAACTGAAGGTTTACGTCATGCTATAGAGCAAAAGAAAGAAGCTGAAAAATTAGTGCGTGATGAAATGAAAGCACTAGGCTATGATACTACGACATACCGTTATTGGTTATAGATGTCTGCGTATAGTGCAACACAAGTAGCACGTAAAAATGGGTATAGGAGTGGTTTAGAGGATACTGTCGCATCTTATCTAAAAACTCATAAGATAAAATTTCTTTATGAAAAAATAAAGATAGAATGGGAAGACCTAGCATATCGCACCTATACCCCTGATTTTGTTTTAAATAATGGTATAATAATAGAAACAAAAGGTATATTTACAGTTGTTGATAGAAGAAAACATCTGTGTATTAAAAGACAACATCCTGGTTTAGATATACGTTTTATATTTACTAATAGTAGAACTAAATTAAGGAAAGGTGCAAAGTCTAATTACGGTCAGTGGTGTGTTAAACATAACTTTAAATACTACGACAGGATAATACCTGAAGATTGGTTGAAAGAAAAAGGTAAAATAGTTTATCCTGCTTTCATAAGTTTTAAAAATAAAAAGATACGGAGAAAATAATGAAAGAAAAATATAATAACGATATTACCATAACCATACACCCTGTGATGGAAGGAAGTGGTATTAACACACAATGGTCAGGTCAACTGCTTATGAGTATACACGTAGATAAAAGAAATAAATTAACAGATGCAGATGAAATAGAACTTACTCACATTGCAAGTATGATGTGTAACTCAATATGTATGCCACCATCTTTTCTAGAAGAACTTGATGATGTAACAAGAAATAACAAAAACTTTTTTATTGAGGATCATATTAATAGAAAACAGAAAAAACTTGAAGATAAAATACTTGACAAAAAAGAAAATATAATTACTATAGATTTTAAGAATAAACAGAAAGGAAAAAATAATGGCAGCTAGTATAAAAGAAATTGTTGATTTTGAAAAAGGTGAAACTTTTCAATCTGATATGGTCAATCATCCACCACATTATAATCAAACAGGTATTGAATGTATAGATGCCATAAGAGCATGTACAGAAGATGGTTTTCAATTTTATTTACAAGGTAATATATTAAAATACTTATGGCGATATAGATATAAAAATGGTTTAGAAGACTTGAAAAAAGCTAAATGGTATTTATCTGAACTAATAGAGGTTATAGAGAAAAATGACAACACAAACAATAAAAGTTAAAATTTACGTTAGTTTAGAGATTGACCCTGAAGAGTATATTGTACCTTCAGATGGTATGGTAACAGATGAGATAGAAGATGCTATGCAAGATTTAATACATGATATAGGTGGTGTCTCAATTAAAAATATTAGAATAACGCAGGAGTAAAAACATGACAGATAAATCAAACATGGGAGTAAGTCTACCTACAGACTATCAAAATTTCATAGCACTATCTAGATATGCAAGATGGTTGTCAGATGAAAACAGAAGAGAAGAATGGTTTGAAACAGTTGATAGATATTTAAACTATATGGGAGATCACCTTACAAAAAATCATAACTTTGATAGTGTAGTATATTATGAACTACGAGATAGAATATATAATGCTATAACTAATTTAGATGTTATGCCAAGTATGAGAGCATTGATGACTGCAGGGAAAGCACTTGATAAGTGTCATGTTGCAGGATATAATTGTTCGTATTTACCTGTAGATAATCCTCGTGCATTTGATGAATGTATGTATATACTTATGTGTGGTACAGGTGTAGGTTTCTCTGTAGAAAGAGAAAACGTAGATAAACTTCCTATAGTTAATGAACATTTTGAAGATAGTACAACAGTAATTAAAGTTGCCGATTCAAGAGCAGGATGGGCTAGGGCATTAAGAGAACTTATAGCGATGCTTTATGTTGGTCAAGTTCCTCAGTTTGATATTTCAGATGTTAGACCTGCAGGTGCAAGACTAAAAACATTTGGTGGTAGAGCATCAGGTCCTGAACCTCTCGTTGACTTGTATCGGTTTTGTGTCGGCATATTCAAAGGTGCAGCAGGTAGAAGATTGTATCCAATAGAATGTCACGACATGATGTGTAAGATTGGTGAGGTAGTAGTCGTTGGTGGGGTAAGGCGATCTGCCCTCATCAGTCTTTCAAATTTAGGTGATGACCAAATGAGATATGCTAAATCAGGTCAATGGTGGGAGAATGAAGGACACAGAGCATTGGCTAATAATAGTGTTGCATACAAAGGTAAAGTACAAATGGAAACTTTTATGCGTGAATGGTTATCACTTGTTGAAAGTAAATCAGGAGAACGTGGTATATTTAATCGTAAGTCTGCAGTAGAACAAGCAGAAAGAAACGGTAGACGTAATACTGATTATGCTTTTGGTTGTAATCCTTGTAGTGAAATTATACTACGACCATATCAGTTCTGTAATTTATCAGAAGTTGTTGTAAGAGAAGATGACACTTTAGAAACTTTAAAAAATAAAGTAGAGATTGCAACAATATTAGGTACATTTCAATCTACTCTTACAAACTTTAAATATCTACGTAAGGTATGGAAAGATAACACAGAAGAAGAAAGATTATTAGGTGTTTCATTAACAGGTATTATGGATAGTAAACTTTTAAATGATTACAACAAAGTAAGTTTTGAAGATGGTCAAGAAACTTTTGATGATAGCCATCTAAAAAATATACTAACAGAGTTAAAGGAGACTGCTATTGAAACAAATAAAAAACTTGCAAAAGATTTGGGTATACCTCAATCAACTGCCATCACTTGTGTCAAACCAAGTGGTACTGTTTCTCAACTCGTGGATAGTGCAAGTGGCATACATGCTAGACATAGCAAGTATTACATTCGTACTGTACGTGGTGACAACAAAGACCCATTAACACAGTTTATGATAGATAGTGGTATTCCTAGTGAACCTGACGTAATGAAACCTGATAGCACTACTGTATTTAGTTTTCCAATGAAATCACCTAGTGGTGCTATTACTAGAAATGAAATGTCTGCTATAGATCAATTAAAGTTATGGCAAACATATCAAAAATATTGGTGTGAACATAAACCATCTGTTACTATTAGTGTTAAAGAAGAAGAATGGATGGAAGTAGGAGCATGGGTATATAAAAACTTTGATGATATATCAGGAATTAGTTTTTTACCACATAGCGATCACACTTATGCACAAGCACCATACCAAGAAATAACAGAAAAGGAGTATAAAAAACTTGACAAGCGTATGCCTGACATGATAGATTGGAAATTACTGCAAAATTATGAAAAAGAAGACCACACAACAGGCTCAAAAGAGTTAGCTTGTAGTGCAGGGGTTTGTGAAGTCGTAGATATAGAGTCATCATAATCAGGTAGTTTACCCTTCAGGGGGTGTGTTTTACCCCTCTGAGGGTCTTTATATAAAGAAAAATTTTTTACAAAGGAGAAAAAATATGAGAAATAAACTAAAAATAGATTTAAACAACTATACTAGAGGAAAAACTACAAATATTGATGGTGTTCCTTGGTATACTAATAGTGAAGGTAAACCTATTCAAACTGTAGAGTCACATGCTCGTAAAAATCTTGATCGTATGATTGTAAATGGAAAGGTTATACCTAAATATCTCAATAAAGAACCTGGTAAAAGAAAAGGAGATTTAAATCCTTTACATAAACCTGGTAATTATAAATCTTTAGATGATGCTTGGTCACATGAAGAAATAGAAAAAGTTAAAGAAGGTCAAGTTTATGGTATAGTAAATACTGCTTGGGAAAATTGGATTAAAGTAGGTAAAGCAGTTGATACAGAAGATAGATTAAAAGGCTATCAAACAAGTTCACCGTTTAGAGACTATAAAATCTTAACTTATAGAAACACAAACAATAGAGGTGAAGCAGAAAAGAAATTACATAAGGTTCTTAAAAAATATGCTAAACAAAAAAAGGGAGAGTGGTTTAATATAAACAAAGATACTTTTATGGCTTTATTTCATAACACACAACTAGAAGGAGAAACAATATGAGAGAAATGTTAATTGGAGCAGCTAGAACTTATTACATGGGTATGATTAATAAGCATATAGCAAATATGGAAGTGATACTTACAAATCCTGTGGGAATTGGTGAAGATGCACATCAAGATATACAAGCAGTTATTGAAATAGAATTGGGAAAAATAGCTGACTATCACGATAAGTTAGAGATGTTACAAAAGTTTTTTCCAAAACCACAAGAAAAACAACCTGTAGAGGAGAAGAAGAAAGATGACAAATCATCGTAGATTTGGTCTTAGTAAATATGATGCACCTCTAAGAATACAATTTGAAAAAGGGGTGCAATCATTTAAGAGAGGTAGAGTTAGAAGTCCTTTTAATTTAAACTCTATGCAATATAGAGAATGGTTAAGAGGTTTTAACTCTGCTTACTTTGATAACTTAAAGAAAGTAAAAAACTATGAATTTAGAACAAGAGGTAAAAAAATTTATGGAAAGTAAATATAGTATGATGAAAGCTAGTAACTATCAGGTACAAGCAAAAGAAACTGCCATATTTCCTAAAGACAAAGCCTTAGAGTATTTAACTCTAGGGTTAGTCGGTGAAGCAGGTGAGATTGCAAACAAAGTAAAAAAGGTTATAAGAGATGGAAATCGTTTAAATAATCCTAAACAAAATGTTAGAGATGAAATAGGAGATGTTCTTTGGTACTGTGCTATGCTATGTGATTGGTTAGAAGATGACATGGGTAAAATCATGGAAGATAACCTAGCTAAATTAAGATCAAGAAAAGAGAGAGGTGTATTAGGTGGTAGTGGAGATAATAGATGATAGCAGAAGCCATAATGTGTTTAGCACTAAATGTATACCACGAAGCTAAAAATCAATCTTTGATAGGTCAAATAGCAGTAGCACAAGTAACTATGAATAGAGTTTATGATGAAAGATACCCTAATACAGTATGTGAAGTTGTAAAACAAGGTCCTACATATAGTTGGAAACCTGACTATCCTGTGCGTGATCGTTGTCAGTTTAGTTGGTATTGTGATGGTAAAAGTGATAAACCTAGAGAAGGGTTTGCTTGGGATCAAGCCTTAACTGTTGCTCATGGTGTCTATCATGGTAACGTAAATGACCTTTCAGAAGGTGCTACACATTATCATGCATACTACGTCACACCATCATGGGCTAGTAGTAAAACATATATAGCTAGAATAGATGACCATATATTTTATAGATGGGATATAAAGTATGATTAACTATATTCAAAATTGTTGGAATGTAGTGATGAATAATAAATATAATCCACTATCTAGAATACCTGATTTTGAAACAAGGCATTTAGTATTTCAATTATTAGCTTGGATGTGGTGTATTATATTTTCTATGTACTTTGGTTCTATGTATGTCTTTGGAACTACTGCTATAATTCATGCACTATTAATTGCAGGTATAGCAATGACATTTGCAATATTTAGAACTGCAGAAAAAAATCCACAGTTTTTTATGAAGAAAGATGGTTATCATAGCTTTTCTAGAGCAAGACAACATCTATGGATTAATGGTAAAAAAGTTAAATTAGATTCAGATGATCCTGGTGGTGAACACGAGTGATTAATCAGAGTAGTTTTCATAATCCATGAAAGTGCTTTCAACATTGGCTTTTTGCATTTCACTTCTAGCAATTTTATTTAACAATCCATAATCCCATTGCCAATATTTTTTAGGGCTACCTTTTTGTTCTGAATACTTTATCTGTGCAAGTTTTCTATACATTTCAGGTACTCTTTCAAATCTAAATCTTTCGATAGGATTAAATCCATATATTTTTTTAGCAGACTCACCTGCTTGATATTCTCTTAAAGATGAAGATACTTCTGTTTTAAATTTAGCTATTCTATCTTTTAACAATGTTGCTTGATGCTCTGACTTAGATATTTTTTTATCTCCAAGTTTTAATTCAGGTGCATTTTTATATTTTTTAGTTTTAGTAAAAGGTATGATGTGTTCATCTACATATTCTCTTATTAAAAGTTTATATAAATAATCATATTCACGTATACCACTCTTACCACCATAAACAGATGCTCTAGATATTCCTAGTCTATCTAATTCTTTTTCAAATCTATTTTTTCTTTCATTATATAAGATACCTGAAGTTTGTCTAGTTATTGGTATCTTTCGTCTTATTTTTTCTTCAGATGTTCCTGTTATTAATACGTCAGGTGCTTCTCTTATAACACCAAACTCTGCTAACTTTTTTTCAATAGCATTGTTGCCTGGAACCCTTGATAAACCTTTATAAACTAACAAACTCCATAAATCTTCTACGTTTCTATCTTTAACAACTCTCTCATCATCAGGTGCTACAAAAGTATTATATAAATCTTGACCTGCAGTAAAAGGTATACTATAAGTTGCAACAATATTAGCAGTTGCTCTAGTAACTATTTCACCTGCTGCTTCACCTGTAAAACCTTGTTCTATAATATTACCAACTGCATCTTCTAATGCATACAAACCAAGACCTGCTCTAAATTGTGTTCCTGACAATGCTTGTATAGCACCTTGCACAAATTGTGGTTTAAGAGGTTCACCCATCATTTGTCTAGCTATGAAATCACCAAAGAATAAGTAGGGTGCAGCAGGGAAAAAAGGTCTCATATCAAATGTTTCACCTTTTGAGTTTCTACCTTCATACCATCTTTCACCACCTTCTAAACCAAAAGTTTCGAGTTGGTTCATTCTAAAAGCAGTAGCACCTGTTAGTACACCTAAACCTAAAAGTCCTTTTGATGCTTCTGTGTATGATTCTATTACTTCGTCATTTGTTTTTAAATTTACTACAGGTATTCTATTTAGTGCAGATTTTCCTATATCTATTGTTTGTTCTCTAGCTTCTTTGTTTAACACTAAATAAGCAGGAGAATATTCGTAAGTAAATCTCATAGCGTTCATAATAAATCTAGGAAAAGGTACAAAAGAACTTCCTAAAAATGGAACTCTATGCATGTTATTTACTAATGCTCTACTTAAAGCATTTTGTGGTGGTCTTTGAAATGTAAAAAATAATGAGTCATTTACAACTTTATCTAATGCTTTTTGTCCTTGTTTTGTTCCAAACACATCATTAAATCTACCTTTTTTCATTATACTTATTAAATCAAAATCATCTACTTCTAGTTCTTTTCCAAATTGTTCTCTATATGCTCTTGGGTCTTTTGCTGCATTTCTATATAGTTGATTTAATGAACGCTTTAAATTACCAACTAATGCTGCTCTTTTAAACATGTTATCTGATATAGTATTTAATGCGTTAGCGTTTCTTGCTACATGACCTAAGAATGTTACTTTACTATCAGGCATACCACCACCCACAGAACCTATATCTGCTAATTGTCTAAATAATTTAGATGCTTTTTCTTCAAAACCCATTTCAAATATAGTTTCAACTGCGGCTGCTTCTTTTTTATTTATCAAACCATACGCTACACCAAAAACTTCAGAAAGTTCTTGTTTTGCAGATAATGTGCTTTTACCTGTAATTTTTCTAAGACCAAAATCTAAACCTTTAGTTAAAGTATCAAAACCTACATTAGTTATACCTGATACATAGTTTCTTACAGTTGTTGCAGTTTGTGATGTCATAAGACCTAAACGTAAGGCATCAAGTTCTCTAGCACCTGCTATTGTTTTACCTAATATACCTTTTGCACCATCAGGATCAATCGTTTCTACAAAACCTCGTACATCATGTTTTTCTAATAATTTTTTAGCATCTGCCATCTGATCTTTTATTTGTTTATCATATCCAAATAAATCAAAACTCATTACATCATCTAAAGATTGACTTAATCTAGATACTTCTGAACTTAATAGTTTTTTAGCTTGTCCTGCTTTTTGTAGTATTCTAGCTGATTCAGAAACATCTGCTGCAATTAAATTACCTAAATCATCCATATTTAAATCATAATCTCTTAGTAACTTACCAAAAGCATTGTTTACATCAGGTGCTTCATCTATTCTCATCTCTCTAATAACACGAGTTATACCATCTGTTATTCTTTCACCTTCTTTTAAACCTACTTTTAAAGCACCTGTTTTTGCATCTTTGTGTGTAGTTCTAGCTAATGCATCTGTTAAAAATCCTAACACTTGATCGTATTTATCAGGATTAAAAGCTAATCTTAGTGGATCACTTATACCTTCTAATTCTGCCATTTCTTTTGCAGTTTGTCTACCAAACATAACTTTTTCAGGATCAAGAGCATCTAGTTTTTCTTTCAAAGATTGTGCTACTTTTTTACCTTTTTTAGATGTAGTTATTTCTTTTGCTTTATCTGTAGCAGCTTTTTTTCTTTTTGTTATAGCATCTATTGACTCTTCAACTATTTCACCTGTATCTTTTTCAATATACTTTACTGCTTTACCTTTTAAAGCCATAAGACCAACACCTGCACCTGTAGCAGCAGATACACCTGCAGCAAGTCCTGTACTTAGGAATGAATATTCATCTTGTAAATCAGCTTCTAGGAGAGTTTTTTGTTCTGCGACATTTTGGAGAGAACCACCGACACCTTCTATTACGGCAGTTGACACGAGAGGTCTTTTAGCAGGATTTAAAAGTGCAGCACTTATTATTTTTGATACACGCAACTGTGCAGTTTTTTGAGCAGCTAAACCACCAACTTTACCTGCTGCAGGGAGTAATAATCCCAAGTATGTTGATGGTGCTTTTATAATACCTTCTGCATAATCTAATATTGCACCAGGTGCAGCATCTCTACTGAAAGCAGTTGGTAATTTTTCAAAAGCAGTATATAACTGTTTATAGTCTGTTAATTCATTTTGTTTTTTATCTGCTACTAATGCACTTACATAATTATAATCACGAGCAGCAGTTAGTTCGTTTACACTAAATTTTCTAAAATGTTCTATTGTTTCATCTACTGCATCATCTGCACTTATTTCATCATAACCTAGATGATTTTTTGCAAAACGAATAGATGCATCTTTTAGCTTATCAGAGTTTTTCCATTTATCATAATTAAACTCTAATCCTAAATCATCTATTTCTGCTACATCTTCTTCATCAGTATCTATTACATCTTGTGTAGCTTCTAGATCATCTTTTTTTGTTGATGTAAAATTAAAATCATCTAAACCATATGGATCATTTGAGTCAGTATCTTGTTTAGTTGATGTAAAATTAAAATCATCTAAACCATATGGATCATCATCTTTTAACGGTTTTGCCACGTATATATCCTATACTTGTTTAGTTTGTCTAGCTATTTTTTCTTCTTTAACTAATCTAATAGCATCTTCCATGCTTAGATTAGCTTCAGATTCTTTAGCACGTTCTACTACTCTTTTAGCAATTTCTTCTACAGGTAAATCAAAAAATTTATCATCTTTTGTTTTTAAACCTGCTTTAAATTGTTGCATTGTTTTAATATCACTTGTTGTATCTTTTATTTTAGATACAGCTAAAGCAGAAGCATCTTCTTTTTCTTCTATTTTCATATTATTAGCAACATTTATAGCAGACTCTTCTACACCCTCTCCTGCTAAATCTTCTGCTTCTGCTTCTAATCCTAATAATTCTGCTGATTTTGTGTATATTTCTTTTGTTCTAGGGTCTGCATCTGCAGTAAGTTGACTAAGAATGTTTGGTAAAATAGATGCTTTAAATGCTTTTGCAGTTGTTGCATTTACAATTCTGCTTTGTGTTTGATTATTTTCATCAGTATAAAATTCATATCCTGTTTTATCTATATTATTTTCAGATCGTATTGCATCATTAACGTACCCCATTATTACGTTTCTAGCTTGATTTTTTTCTGCAGGTTGTATATATACACCTTCTTCTGCTTTTTGTTCTAAAGTATTAATCCTAGCTATTCTACTTTCAAAATTTGCTTTGTCTTGTTCATATGTTTCACTATTAGGATCAAGATTATCTAATTTTATAATTAAATTATCTTTTATAACTTTTATGTTTGTAGATGTATTAAACTTAGACCTATCAAAACCTTTAAGTTCTGCAAAAGTAGGTTTATCTGTTTTAATACCTTTTGGTAACAATCCTGCTTCTTGCATTTCAGTTTGTCTTTTTTGCAGTTCTTTTGCAACTTTACTATCTGTACCTTCAGGAATTGTAATATCTAAACTTACAGGTTTTCTAAATGACTCTGCATAATCTGCAGCAGACATACCTGATGCTTCAAAGTTTTCATCTATAGAACCTAACATAGGTTTTATATCTTCACCTAATGTATCTCTTTGATATAACGCTGCTTTGTAAAACTCATTTGCAGTTTCAATATTACCACCTAATTTATTATACAATGCAGCACCTGCATCTATATTACCATCATAAAAAGAACTTAATTTTTGTATTTCATTTTCAACTAATTCTGCTTTTGCATCTTCTCTTGCTTTTTTATCAAACATATTTTGTGTGTGTTGATCCCAATATTTATCAGTCAGAAGATTTACTCTTTGTATTTTATCTTCTTGCATGTCAACTATTTGTTCTGCTGCACCACCTAAAATTGCACCGATATTTAAAGCCATTATGTTCTCCTTGCCATCAATCCTTGTAAGACTAAATCTTCTTGTGGTTCTTCTTCTACTTCTTCTTCCTTCTTAGTCTTTTCCATTTCTGCACTTGCTTTTTCTTTCATCTTCTGTATAATTTTACCAAGTTTAGTATCACTAACTTTTTTAGTTTCTTTTTTACTGATACCCATGTCATAGTCTACATTAGCATTTTCTGCTATCAAAGACAACATTTCAACAAGCACAGGCATAACTAACATGCCTATATCTACACTATGTTTACCTTCCATAACACTAGCTAGTTGTAAAGAGTTAGCTATAGTTGTTAATGGTATACCCATTTCTATAATATCAAGTAACTCTACTGAAAATTCAGGATCAAGCACTTTAGGTATATAATACTCTAGAGCATCTTCTACTTCTACATACTCAGGTGGATTTTGCCACGGTCTATCACCCAAAGGAGCAGTTAATGACTGTCCTGGGATAGGAGCATCTATAGATAGATCATCTTTAAACTCACTTCTTCTTGCTGTTTCTTCCATTTACTATATCTTCCTTCATAGTTCTAAACTTTTGAAAATAACTTGCCACACGCATATTAACATCTGTATTATTAATATTTTGTTTCTTAGGCATTTTTCTAGTCATTAAACTATCTTTTGCAGATTGTTTTTCATTTGCTTTAGGCATATCTTCTAAAGCAGCTATCATATTATTATACGCAAATATTGCAGGATTAGTTTCCATTATCCAAATCCACCCATTAAAAATGTTCCAATTAACTTACCAAATGCAGTTGAGGATGCAGTATTAGAAGCATACTTCTGTGCTTCAGTATTTGCATCTGCTGCCAACTGTGCTTTTGCAAGTTCTATCATACGACTTCTTTCATTCTCTGCACTTGTCCAAGCCCACTCCATAGTATCTGAGTAGTGTTGCCACAAGTTATTATAACCTTGATTACTTATACCAAGCAAGTTTTGTGCATTTAA